TCATCTTTGGGAACTGTGCCAGTCAATCCCCAGCGTATGGGTGCATTACACAAGTTTTGTGTGAGTAAATTTTTAAGTACGTCAGCCTTGGCCATGTGTACTTCATCAACAATCACACATTTGACACCGTCCAAAAACTCAGCAAGTGTTACAATTTCATGCTCTTGTGCCTTAGACTTCTTGTCTAAAATATTAAGACTTTGCCAAGTACATATTGTATGTGTCTTATTAAGATTTTTACGGTCTCCATAATACACACCTACATCTAACCCCACTGCAATAAAATCTTCTTCTGTTTGTTCTACTAAACTCTTGTTTGGAACAATTACAATAGTACGTCCATATTTTTCAGCACAATGGCTCAGCGTTGCAGTGGTAATAGTTTTACCAGCACCAGTGGCAATTTCTTGTAAACTTTGTGTATTTTCAAAAAATTTATTAATTGCATCCACTTGATAATCACGTAGCATGATGGGTTTACCTGCTTGCTGGTGTCCTTCAGGCCATACTTTTCCCTGATCGGCCCAGTATGATTCAGTTACCGGCTTAAAGAATATTGTTGGAGTTTGTCTAAGGTCAATAACTTCTTCAACATCTATGTGCATGTTGTAGAGTATTTCTAAAATCTTTTCCAGTTGGCTAAGGAATCCATTGCCACCAAGTCCAAACATACTAACATTACCATCCCATCGACCCAGCTTATAAGATGGACGATATCTAGCTGTGGGGTCAACATACTTAAAAGTAGACGCTAACTTTTTACGGGCTTCTAATGGCAACCCTTCAAGTTTAATATTGACTTCATCTTTAATAACAAGTTTCACAGCCATTTCTCTAATCTTTCCACTATGGGGGATGTATCGCTATATGAAATAATTAAATCACAATAGCTTGCGTATATTGATGTTTTGCCATGTCTAAGTCCCATGTGGCTGTCAATGGCCAGCACACTCATGGGTTTCCAAGCGTTATTAATAAAAAACTTAGGTAATTTACCACTCTGTACTGCTACTATTTGTGTATCTTGATCTAGTTTTTTATTGTATTCTTTTTCAGCAATCAATTGATTAAACAACTTTCCATTTTCGTTGTTGGATAATCTAAAATATATACCAACATTGTTATTCAAATATGTTAATTGTAATGCTTTATCTAAAACTTCCAGGGTACTAAATGACTTAATTTCGTCAATATTATCAAATACTATCAATAATGGCAGTCGTTTTAAATACACCAATGCACTTAATACCTCGGCTAAACTATGTTCATTTTTATCAATCCAAACCTTGGTTTTATTACGACTGGCAATTTTTTCAATTATATTAGACGGGTTTGGTATAGGCTCCGTTACAAAATACTGATAGCGCACACTACGGTCATTAATAATATTATTATCAATGGCTGTTTCTATACCTAGATCAGCAGTAATATGTTTATGAAAATTTTGATTGGTAATTGATGTTATAAGGTATTGGTCCTTAATTTCATTTTCAGACCAAGATTTTATAGTATCATAGAGTGCTATAATTTTATCCTCAATGGTAAATTCTATAGGCAATAGTAATTCTACTAACTTAACAATATTATGTTCAGTAAAATCTGCTTTACAAAATTTACCAATTAGTTCCAATCCCTCTATAGATTTAGATGAAGATAATAACAACTTCCTAACATCTGTATTATATGTAAAATCAATACTTATAAATGATTCATTATCACGATCCTGTGATATGTACAGTTTTTTTATTTGTTCAATTTGTCTAAATGGTCTAGACCATTGTGGTGTTGTTATTGCTTCTTTAATTTCCGTAGTCCATTCAACTAGTGATTTGGCATTGTCACGTAATAGTTTTAACAATAGTTTTGATTGATTCTCTGTAATGAACTGTGGTCCTGCAATGGAATTTGCCAGACTCTTCATCACATTATAATCACGTGATGCTAGTTGTGTGCTAATATCAGATTGAAATATAATTCTGGTTAGTAGAGTATCTATGAATGTCATACAATAAGTATACACTAACTTTATTATTTGTCAACACGTTGTATGTCTTCTTCGTTGCAATCTTCACCATATTGTATTTCTACAACCCTGCATGGTACATCAAATGGGTTTGTAAGTTGATGCCATTCGTTAACTGGTACCCTATACTCTTCATGAATATCCAATGTTTTGGGTGGAAAATTATATCCCTTTTCCATTCGGCCATTAACTACTGCCATGCCCTCGCTTACTATCCAGTATTCTGCACGTTTAAAATGGCGTTGCATACTTAACTTAGCGCCAGGATTAACAGTTAATTCTTTAACTTTCATTCCAGGAACTTCGTGTAGCACACGATAGTAACCCCATTGACGTTCAGTTTTGGGTGCTTTCCACTCTTGCAGGATCCAACTTGAGCTGTTGGCTTTGTTTTCACCACCAACACCAAATTTAAAAATGATGTCTTTAACAGCCATTTCTGGAATGTTAACCGCGGTACGATCACCACCATTAGCAAATATAATTGGATGATCAGGGTATTTTGCCTTGACTTGTTCTAACAAATCACAAGCACTACCGTCGTCATCGTTAAATGCCATAACTTCATCAACTGCTTTAAAATTTCCAATGATGGCCGCACGTTCGTTCCAGGGCATGAATGCCGCACCCTTTTTACGAACTAACCAGGCATCACTATTCACACCCACTATCAAATGGTCACCAAGTGTTCGTGCAGAGTTACACATGAGCACATGACCACTATGTGCTGGGTCAAACCCACCACTTACCACTACTATATTTTTAGAGGCTTGCATCTTCCATCCCCGCTACACGTAATTTTACAATGTTGGTTATTTGCCATTGCTTTTGATCCAATGCTTTAGTAATACCCAACCATTTATTTCTCATTAAAGCAAACTCGTTAATAATCTTTTCCATATCAACTACGTCTGCTTCGCCTTCAACAAATCTATCACAATCTCGACTGCTTAGATCTCGATTGTAATGCTCTAAATATTTTCTAAAAAATTGGCTTTTTAAACGTCGAAGTTCAATGTTAAGGTATTCTAATATTGCCTCAATCTCTTGTAATTGACCAAATCTATGTTCAACTACACCAGGCATTGCGGCCGCGGCTCGTTCAACATTACCAGTGATGCGGCACTCTGATCTAGCTTCTTGTAACTCAGCCTCAAAGTATAATACCGCATCTGGTATGTTAGAAATATCCTTGGCAATATCAGTATACCAACCCATCAAAAGTCCAATTCTTTGAAATCATCGTCTTCTGGTTCGTCTTCGTCCATATAATAATCAATTGCTTGATCAAGTGTACTGTCAATGCCAGTAGCACCTTGTAATATACGATCGCTAACGCCATAGTCCGCTAACAAATCAACATAACGTTCTGCCGCCGCATCCAATTGCTTTTTATCAATATAGTCTGCAAACAACAACCAGATATCACCAATTTGAGTTTCATTCAACATTTTCTACAGTTTCCTCTTGAGATTGAGCGACCACATGGTGTGGATTCTTCACAAAGTCTTCCATGACTTTATCTAATGAACTGTCTTCATTCCGTTCCCATGCCTTGCGGAACTGTTTAATGATAGTGCCATCACCCAAAGTGTATTTAAGACTATTACCATCTTTTTGCAACAAATTTTTACCTTCAAGCATGTCTACTATGCCTGAGTAGGGATTCATACCAGTCTCATATGGTATTTTAATTTGCACTGATTCAAATGGTTTAGCGTAGCGTGTCTTCATGATCTTACAAGCGGCTCGAATGCCCTGTACCGTGGATGTTTTTCCACCGTCTTCATCTTCCTTGAGCTTGAGTTTTTTCATAGCAACAACAATGCTTGATGCATAGACAAATCCCTGTCCACCTGAAATCTTGTCATCTGGATCAAACATATCTTGGCTTGCGTATGTGTGATTTGTACAAACCATACCTACGTTATAACTACCTAACATGTTTACACAGTTACGAAAAAGACTTGTAAGTGCTTTAGGCTTACGTCCCATGTCTCCCTTCATGTCACCAGCTTCTAACTGGTTAAT